TAAGTGAATAAAATTGCTCTTCTATAAGAGCTTAGTAAGAAAGGAAATATGTGTATGACACAACACGAAGTAAACAAAGCATATCCTGCGCTTATGAGGTTGTCGGAGTTTCGACTACCTGTTAAAAAGGCGCGAGGTTTATACGAAGTAACAAAAAAGGCTGAGGAGCATTTTCAGTTTGCTATCGCCGAAGAAAGAAAGTACATTGTTGAGTTCAATGGTCAGGAGCGTCCTGACGGTACTGTGTCTTTTGCATCGCCAGAAGACTTTGCTAAGTATCAGGAGAAAATGACCGAGCTGAACACGCTTGAAGTCGATTGGGATATCACTCCTATCGTATTGACTGAGGCTGAGATCGGTGAACAACCTATCAGTCCGGCAGACATTCATTCTTTGGAAGGCTTTGTTACTTTTGAATAAATTATAATTTGGAGGTACGATCATGGCATTTTGGGGTAACTCTTTTGTATTCAATGATATTCCTTGTGATGATTACGACCTTATGCTATATGATGTCGGTAGTACCGCCCAAAGCTCAGGAAACTTTGCAAGTGGGGTTTCTATCATTGAAGAAACTTTGCCTTCAAGGTATAAGCCCCACTTCTACGGAGTTAAGTTCGACAAGAAGTTGGAATTTACAATGGTCTTTGGTGTGAACCAAAAGCGTATTGACGCAGAGAAGTATCTTGACAGATATGAGCTTGAAACCATTGCTTTCTGGTTGACTGGTCACGACAAATATATGTGGCTTGAGGTTGAGCAGGAAGATTTAGAGTATGTCAGATATCGCTGTATTATTTCTAACCTTGAGATTGTTGAACACGGAAATATTCCGTGGGCATTAAAGGCTACGGTTATTTGCGATAGCCCTTATGCGTACTTATACCCTCAAGTATTTGAGTATAAGATTTCTGGCACACAGACGATTGAATTTTACAATGAAAGCAGTCATAACGGTTATTTTATGCCACAGTTGGAAATTGAGCTTTCCAGCGGTGGCAATTTTACTATCGTCAATCAGTCCGACAATAACAGGACTTTTGCTTTCAAAAACATTCCTTCGTCAATCAAGAAGATAAATGTCGATAATGACCGTTGTATCATTACCAACGATCAAGACCTTAATGTATATCCTTACTTTAACTTTAGATTTTTGAAGTTAATTAAGGGTGAAAACAGGTTAAAAATTACAGGCAACGGCACTCTCAGATTGATATGTGAGTTTCCTGTAAATGTAGGAGGTTAATTGAATTGAGAGATTGCAAGAATTATGAAATTCAGACCCTCCCTGACATTGAAATGTACGGTGGAGATACTCTCCCTTGGGAAGTAACACTCATTCGTGATGATGGTTCAAAGTTTTCTGTTGACACCGCATCCGAATGCACCTCTACTCTAACCTTTACACCACTCAAAGCGACAACTGGTCTTGGAAATAACGCAAATGCTCTTGCTCCGATTTTGACAAAAACGGGCGAAGTAAAACCGACATTAGACGGCAGTTCAGTTGTCATGTTTTTCTTCACCGAGGCAGATACAAAAGGACTTCGTGGTAAGTTCTTGTATCAGATTGAGGTGAAGCACGACGAAGATTTAAGGCTTTGTCAGGGATATATTTATATCAAACAGAACATCAATAGATAAGAAAGGAACACGATAGTATGAATAGTACATATTGGTTAAATAAAATTATGGACACTATGTACACCAGTGCTGCTACGGAGTTCTGGGTTGGCTTGTCAAGCACAATGCCTGCACAGGATGGCACTGGCGTGTCAGAGCCTACTGGTGGCAACTACGCACGAGTACAGATTACTGAGTTCACAGATCCTGTAAATGGCACAATTAAGAATGTGTCCGCACTTGAGTTCAATCGAAGCAGTGCTGTGTGGTTTGACTCCGACAATAAGGCTCGATACTGGGTGTTATTTGACGGTAGCACCGCTGATGCTACTCTCTTGTCAAGTGGCGAGCTTGATGAAGCGAAGACAATCGAAAGCAACACTTCTATTACAATCGCTGCTGAAACATTAAGTATTACGCTTACTGACTATCAGCCGACATCGGCATAACTGAGGGGGTGGCTGGTCTATGACCAAGATATTTTTCCCCTATAATGACCAGCCCAAACAATTTTCATTTAAGTTCTCAGAGCCGATTCGTTTCCCGTTCTATGTAAACGATCTCGTGTATTACTGGGAAGTTGGGTCAGATGGCATTACTATGTATCTGCTCAATAACAAGATTGACCCAGATACGCCTATTGTTAAAGATGTCCTACTCGAAGAAACAGGTATTTCTATGTACCTTGTTAATGAGACTGCCGATACAAGCAAACACATCCTCATTGAGTTTGCTAAGATTGGCTGGGGTATGGATACACTTAAACTTCTCGATCCGTTAACGCTCGGCGAGATAGATCCATTCACGCTCGGCGAGATTTCTATTTGCTATGCAAATTGGATGGAGATTGCAACATCCGTTGCTAAGACTGGCGTTGTTAAAGTGATTGAAGCTTCTGATGCAGAAATGCAGTTGAAGAGCGACGCCGTTTTACCATATACCAAGGATATCTATACAGGCGAATTACACGAAAAGATTGGTATCGTCGGATTGAATAGCTTTGGTCGTCTCACCATTGGTGATCTTGACCCGCATACAATCGCCGATATTGATGCTATGCTATCCACATTCCGTGTATTTAGCAGTATTCCAGCATCGTTGGTAAAAGAAATCAGAATCACACAAAATAATTCGTTGAACAACAATATCGTTGCGCCGGTGAAGGAGTTTGGCATAAGCGCAACAGGAATAGACTACTACATTTCTACTACTGAACCGGCTGAAAGTTCAGCGAATGTAGCTCTGGAGCTAACCGAACACTATATCGGTATTACGAATGGCACTATGCCGTTAGAAGTAACGATAGATGGTGCGGAATAATGAAATATGAATTTGGATGGTTCATAAGAACTTAAAGGGGTTGCCTTAACGGGCGACCCCTTTTATCAAAGGAGGATAAAATGAATACAGATTTCTTAGGTCTTATTCTTACTGATAGGTCAGAAACTGCTATGACATTCTTAGAGTGGCGTACCCTTATGAATGGTACGGACGGCAACTCTAATATGCAGTTGATTGACGGCGCTATCAGTAGATTAAATACTGCAATCGGCGGTAAGGCTGATGGACTCAGTTTAGACCCCGAAACTGGTATTTTACAGTTGACAGGCGGTGGTAGAGCAATCGAAGGTGCTTCTGTTACCATTGACTTGAAGAAGTATTATACCTCAGAAGAAGTTGACGAGATTTTGGCAGAGATGGAAGAAAACTTTGCCAATAACGAGATGCTTCAAAATATCTATGCAACTGCTGTTGGTAATTTAGAATGGGATGAAAACAGCCGTGCATTGACTATGTACAACCTGAATGGTGAACAGGTTGGTGATACCATCACTATCGAAGGTGGTGGCGGAGGCGGCGGTGGAACCGATTATAGCGTCCGTATCGTTAACGGTATGCCTTCCAGCACATTTACTGCTGCTACATCGGCAAAGACCGTATTAACCGCAACATTTTTCGAGTACTATGGCACCGATTCTACTGGTGTTGCAGGTACTTTGAATGTTTCATATAAACTGTCAACTGACGAAGAATGGATTGATTTCGGTTCACAGACTGTAAATCAGGGCGTGCCTTTCTCAGTTGATGTAACAAAGATTTTGACAAAAGACAAGACTACAAGCATTAAATTCAGCGTGACCGGTGGCGAGTCAGAACTTACTCGTTCTTTGACTTATAACATCACTCAGGTTGAGGCAAGTATTGCTGCTGTTAACTTCGATACTTCTGCCGTTTACACAGGTAACATCGACTTCCAGTATCGTTGTGTAGGTCGTAACTTAGCTAAGACGGTTTATTTTGAAATCGACGGCGAAGTGTATGCAGAGGTTGATGTTGGTACAAGCCACAACACAACCTTGACACAGACATTGCAGATGGTTGGCAATTATGAGTACGGCGCTCACGACTTCCGTGTGTGGTTTGCTACTGCTGACGGTGCAAAGTCTAATACCTTGAAGTTCACAATCTTGTATAACGACAGTACAGATACCGTTCCTATGATCGGTGTTATTCCTGCTGTTGAAGAAGTTACATACGGTGATACTATCAACATTGACTATGTTGTATATACTCCCGGACAGGAAACTACTGACGAGCTGACGATTACTGTCTATGCTTTGGACGAGGAAACTGGCGACCGTGTTCAGTATGCCTCTCAGACGCTCGAAAACATCCCTAATAACACGCTTTACACTTGGCAAGGTTCTATATACCCAGAGGTCGGAACGGCTTATATCGAGTTCGTGAGTGGCTCTACGGTGGATACTGTGAGTGTCTATGTCAACGAAATCCAGAGTGAGTATGATTTGAACCCTGTGGCAACCAACCTTGTGTATCAGTATAACGCTGCTGGACGAAGCAACAACGACAGTGGCAAGGAAGAATATGAATGTGAGTACACAACCGCTAACGGTGTGACAACCAAGATTAAGTCTTTGTTTGAAGACTTTAACTGGGTGTCAAACGGTTATGTTGATGGCGAAGCGCTAACCTTGAGTGGCGCTGCTTTACACACAATTAAGCTTCCTATGTTCTCTACAAGCTATACTGACGACGACGGTCAGACTGTTAACCTTGAAAGTGCTACTGGTGCTACGGTTACTACAAACGGTCGTACATTTGAAATTGAGTTCTCTGTTAACAATGTTACCGACATTAACGCTCAGATTATCAAGTGTATGTCTGCTGACCACGCAGGCTTTATTGTTACACCTCAGAACTGCTATATGCTCTCTTCAAATGGTGCTGATGTCGCTCTTGACGAAACAGGCTTCATTGAGAACGAGGAAAGCATTGCGGCTGCGTACATTAAAGATAACAAGCGTATTCGTTTGACATTCGTTGTTGAGCCTAAAGGCTCTGTTCAATATACACTGGAAGACGGTACGCCTATGTCTGGTCAGTGCTTGAACATTTACATCAATGGTCAGTATGCTAACTCATTCCCATATCCTGATAACGCTCGTTTTGCACAGACAGAGTATATTACCATCGGTAATGATACTTGTATTACGAATGTTTACGATGTTCGTATTTACAACCGTGGCTTGAGTGCAACCGAAGTTATGCAGAACTATAAGGCATCTCCTCTGTCTGTTCAGGATCGTATTCTTCGTTTTGAAGACAATGATGTTTTGACCGACGATGGTGATGTTGATTACTATGAGGCTATTAAGAAGTATCCTTGTTTGCTTATTACTGGTACTCTTGCACCTTATAAGGATGCTGCCGGTATTAAGTTGGAAGACAAGACTGAATGTGGCGTAACCTTAACCAAGCCTAATGGCGCAGGTGGTTATGTAACTGAGTTTGATTTGCTCGACAAAGATGCAGACGGCGTTTGGTTGAGCAGCAACAATGTTCAGGGTACATCTTCTGTTAAGTTCCCCGTAAAGAACTACAAGGTTTACTTAGCAAAAGCACAAGTAAACGAAGACGGCAGCATTGAAAAGAAGAAAGTTAAGTATTCGTTAAAGGGTAAAGACCCTGAGACTGGTGCAGATCTTTCTATCGGTGAAAGCACTCTTTGTTGGAAGGGTGACTATATGTCTTCTGACCACGCAAACACTTTCAATGCAAATCTTGCCGACACATTGTTTAACGATGTTCTTCCTTCACAGGATCCCGCTCAGGGCGGTGACAGTCGTGTACAGAACACAATTTACGGTTTCCGTTGCTTGCTGTTCCGTCGTGACGATGTTGGTAGCGCTATTGAGTTTGCCGGTGATGGTGCGTTAAACAACGATAAGGGTAATACAAAGACATTTGGTCTTGAATGCGACGGAGATGAAGGCAACGACACTCTACGCCAGAAATGGGAATTCAAGAACAACACTGAGGCTTTGTGTTCGTTCCAGACAGACCGCTTCTTCGAGTTAATCGACGGTAAGAAGCGTGTTCTTGCAGGTCTTGAGTCAACCTATCCCGACCAAGGTGACTTGGAAGAAGAAGGGCTTGAGCCTAAATACGACCATCTACAGGTTCTCTATACTTGGGTTTACCAGAGAGCGAACTTCTGGGATGCGTCCACCGAAACTTTGACTACGCCTAAGACTTACAACGGCGTTAGATATACTACCGAGAGAGATTACCGTAAGGCAATCTTTATCAATGAGTTCGACAAACACTTTAACCGCAATCACGCTCTTATTTACTATCTCTTTAATGAGTTCGTAGCATTGTGTGATAACCGTGCTAAAAATATGTTCTTGCGTTGCGAGGATGTAAGATGCGAACAGCTCTTGAACACAAGCGGTGAAGAGATGTCAATCTATGATGCAATCAATATGGAAACAGGTGAAGTTGATGCAAGTATGATTGACTGGGAGAACTCCACTTTTGCAGTTTGGATTGCGGATTTGTACGACCTTGACTCTTGCTTCGGCGTTGAAAACTCTGGTTACTTACAGATTCCGTATTATGCAGACTGGAACTACCACTTAAACGGCACTCAGAAATTCAATGGTCGTGAGTCAAGACTATGGTTGATGTTTGAAGAGGCTCTTGCTAACGATATTGAAAAGAAGGCTCAGGAACTGACCGATAAGAGTGCAGGCGGTGGATTGAACTACGAAGCATTGTATGATTACCACATCAGAAATAATGCTATGTTGGTTTGTCCTGCCGTTGTTAACCGTGATATGGAACATAAGTACAGCGATCCTTGGACTGATGGTTATATTGACTATTCGGCTGAAGGTCATCCTATGCGCCATATTTCCGACTACAAGTACTTACAGCGTGGTAGTAGAACCGAGCAGAAAGACGCTTTCATTTTCAGACGCTCTAATATGCTTTACAGTAAGTACAAATGTAACAAGTTCCTAAATAACAATATCAACTTCCGTGTTGGTACTAACGGCGGTGTTCCTGCTACAGAGAGTGACATTACTGTTACTGCTTCTCAGGCATTATTCCCGGCTGTTAAGTACGGTGACGGTGATGCAGCAATCGTGTCTGTTGCAAAAACTGCTGCGGGTGTTCCTGCTACAGTTATTAAGCCCGGTACAACTGCATCTGACAAGGTTGGTTTCTCTGATACTGTGTATATCGCAGGCGGTACTTTATTAACCGATATCGGTGACATTTCTAAGTTCCGTCCTTACGAGTTGCAGTTACAGAATGCAACCGGCTTGAAGAAGTTGACTATTGGTTCAGCCGAAGAAGGTTACACAAATGCACAGCTCAAGAGTATCGACACCTCTGGTTGTAAGATCCTTGAAGAGTTGAACATTATGGGTTGCGTTTCTTTGACTGGCAATATCGACTTGTCCAAGAACGGCATTATCCGTAAGGTATTTGCCGGTGGTTCAAGCGCTTCATCTATTACACTTCCTAACGGTGGTGTTCTTGAAGAACTACACCTTGGTGAAGTTTCCGATATTGAAATTCTTAACCAGACTAATTTGACTACTTATGATTGCAGTAGCTATGCTAAGTTGTCAACATTGCGTGTTGAGAATACTCCTGCTGTTCCTACAATGGAAATCGTTGCCGAGAGACTTCCTTATTTGACAGGCGGTCTGCGTTTAGTAGGTATTGATGAAACTATTGAGGATACAAGCGTTCTGGAAATGTTAGTCAGCGATAATGCTAAGGGTAAATACATTGATAACAACGGCGTATTGTCTGAGGATAAGACCATTTATCCTTACATTTCTGGTACTGTTCACTGTGAGTCTATTGGTTCTTACTTAATCAATGAGTTAAGAGCTATTTACCCGTACCTAACTATTGACGCAGGAACTGTGATTGAACAGTTTGTTGTAAGATTCCGTAACTACGATGGCACTGTGCTTGATACACAGTATGTCCTTCGTGGTGATCCTGCGGAAGACCCTGTTACTCGTGAAAACAATCCGATTGCTACTCCTACTCGTGAAAGCACCGTTTCGACAAGCTTTACTTACGCAGGTTGGGATAGTGCATTCAACAGGATTACAAATGACACAGATGTATATGCTACTTACTCTGAGTCTACACGCGAATATACAGTTAAGTGGTACAACGGAGATCTGTTACTGAAACAGGTCACTGCTCTGTATGGTACTGGTGTTGAATATGACGGTGATACACCTACAAACACTTCGTTAGGCGGTAACGCAATTTACCACCTATTCAATGGTTGGGACAACAATACAAGCTTTGTTGACGGTGATATTGTCGCTAAGGCGAAGTTCACTCAGGCAGTATCTCCTACTGACAAGACTCTTGCAGAAATGACTCCTGCTGAGCTTCACGCTTTAATCAAAGACGGCATCCTTGATCCTACTGGTATGAATAACACAATCATCGCAAGCGGTGACGAGTTCGACTTAGTAATGGGTAAGGATTACGACTTTGAGAATGTTGACGCTGAAGAGCTTATTCCTCTTGACAGCCCACGCACATTCGATGGCACTAATTTCTGGAACACGGAAATCAAACTGTTTGCCGACGATAAACCGTTTACTTTAGTAATTGATTATCAGTTTGCGTCTCACACAGGTAGTCCAATTCTTGCAGGTTGCTACGAAAAGAATGGATTTACATTACAGTCTAATGGCACTAACCCTGTTGTAAAATGGGGTGCATCTTCTACTCTAAAGGTGGCTGATGCAAACAGGCGTGAAATCGTTGTAATTCGTAGAAAGTTTAATGATACTAATTTGTATGTATATGCTTCTGCGAAAATGAGCGACACAATCATTGAGTCTGTAATCAACAACACATTAGCAACACAGAACGATGCACCACTTTCATTTGGTGCCAATGTTCAGTCCGACGGTTTCGTTGATAGTTATGCTAAGGGTACTGTGTACTGGGCAAAACTTTGGAGATCTGACCTTGGTGAAACAGTTTGTCGCAACCTTGCTTCTTGGACTCGTGAAACGATTACAATGAAGGCTTCTGGTAACGCAGAACATACATTCCGTTTGTTCCGTCGTACAGACAACGACAGATATGTAAACTGCTGTTTCTTGATGAAGAACTTGCTCGATCAGACGCACACTATGAACTCAAGTGCTACCAATGCTGGTGGTTGGAAAGAAAGTGGTATGCGTAGATGGTTGAATGCTCGTGTGTATAATGGTTTACCAGACCAGTGGAAACTTCTTGTGCAGATGGTTAATGTTGCATCCAGCATCGGTAGTCAAAGCTATGAGATTTCGACTGCAACTGACTATATCTGGATACCTGCAAATAAGGAAGTTGGTTTTACAACAACTACTACTCCTTACTCTAACGAGGCTGAAGGAACGATTAACTACTTTACATCTAATGCAAGCCGTATTAAGAAGTTAGACAACGGTAAGGGAAATGCAAACATTTGGTGGTTGCGTTCTCCGAATATCTACTCCAGCTACTACTTCATCAATGTCAATACTGCGGGTGAGTACAACCACGCCAACGCCAACGGCTCTAGTGGCGTGTGTTTCGGCTTCTGTATTTAATCTTCACTGTCCGCCACACCCCTAAACGCTATATAAGCGATACTGGGCGCGGACAGTAATCATATACCTACAACAATTCCAAAAGTATTAAGACGGGGCTGCCCCTTTATGGGGCAGTACCCGTCTTTTGGAATGAAAGGAAGTGATTATATCTCTGTTATTAAAAGCAAACGAAATGAGTCCGATATGCAGTTCTTAGATACAGCGTATCAACTTTATATCTTTACGGTACAACAATGTGTCAAATTCCCTAAAAGATATACTTTCTATGTATCGCAGGAATTATCTCATATTGCATCCGAAATACACAGAAAGGTTAAGTGTGCAAATAGTATTTTTCCATCAAACGCACACGAGTTTCAAATGCGCAGAGATTACTTTTTAGAGGCTTATGCAGATGCTCAGAGTATGATTTCACAAATCAATGCGGCAACAGAGTTGTTCCAAATCTCTGGAAGCACACTTACCCGATGGATGGAGTTAATTCAAGCTGAATTGCGTTTACTAAAAGGTGTTATGCGCAAAGATAAAGTTCGATATAAAAATCTGCTAAAGGAAACAGCAGAAACAACAACAGAAATAGAATAATACTTTTATGGGGTTCATCCTATAAGTGTTCACTTTTGTTAGTTCCGACCGTGTGGTGGTTGCGTTCTCCGAATATCAACAACAGCAACAACTTCAACAATGTCAATACTACGGGTGAGAACAACAACAACAACGCCAACAACTCTAATGGCGTGTGTTTCGGATTCTGTGGGCGATATTTATTTCATCGGTATCGTTATGAAGACCAGACAAAGTAACTCATTTGAGCGAAATCCGTGTCTACTACAGAAGGAGAGTGAATCCCGCCAGAAATGGTAAATATACACCTTGATATGACCGATCGGACGCTTCTTGCATAGTCTCACGATGGTATTAGTGAGATTTTATGGTCGTTGTTATCGGCAGCCATTATACCAAACAGGCAACTGTATTGCTGTACAAGGTGAATTTTTCAGAGGTGACTATGACAAGCACAGAACGAAGAGAGGCAAGGTATCAAAGACGCAAACAAAAACGCCTTGATTCCAAAAATCGCCAAAGAAAAGATTACGATGATTTTGATAAAGTGTTTACTTACGAACATTTATATAGCGCTTATAGAATGTGCAGAAAGAATGTTCGGTGGAAGTCAAGCACGCAACGGTATATAACAAACGCACCTTTGAATGTGTATGGTGCTTATACCGCATTACACAATGGCACATTTAAGAGCGATGGGTTCTTTGAATTTAATTTGTATGAGCGAGGAAAAGCTCGTCATATACGGAGTGTATCTATCAACGAAAGAGTTGTACAGAGATGCCTGTGTGACTTTTCGCTTGTTCCTATGATGCGAAGAACATTTATCTATGATAATGGTGCCAGTATGACAAACAAAGGTTATTCATTTGCTGTAAAAAGGATAGACAGACATATCCGATGGCATTATAGACATTATGGAAACGATGGATATGTATTGCTGTTTGATTTTTCAAGTTACTTTGATAGCATCTCACACGAGTTATTGGAGAAGATTATAAGAAAAGAATATACAGACGAAAGACTTATCAATCTTTTAATGCACTTCATCAAGATGTTTGGTGATGTGGGTCTTGGGCTTGGCAGTCAAATATCGCAAATTCTTGCGTTGGCTGCGGCGAATGAACTCGACCATTACATAAAGGAAGATTTAGGTATTCATTGCTATGGCAGATATATGGATGACGGTTATCTGATCCATCACGATAAAGAATATCTCAAATCTTGTTTGATTAAAATTCAGCACAAATGCGAAGAGCTTGGTCTGAAGCTTAATCTGAAGAAAACACGCATTACCCCGTTGCGACGAGATTTTCAGTGGCTCAAAATTATGTTTAGGCTCACTGAGTCTGGGTATATCGTAAAACGAATATGGCACAAAAGCGTAGTTCGTATGCGTCGCAAAATGAAGAAACTAAAACGAAAATTGGATGCTGGGACATTAGAAATGTCAGATATACGAGCATCGTATGAGTCTTGGAAAAGCCATACGATAGGTCTTGATGCATACAGGACTTTGTATTCTATGGACAAACTATATCACAGCTTATTCGGAAATGAGGTGACTGGATGAACTATTACAAGTTTATATCAGACGGCAATATTATTGACGCTGTTGAAGCGCCTGTTTGGGTAAAACAGGATAAGCGAGGTAATGTTGTTCGTTGTGATATCAAAGAAGCAATGGGCGTACTTTCATCTGATATGTCAACTGTATTGCATATTGCAGGTGCAAAGGAGTTCTCCGGCGAAACATTTACAGAGATTTCAGTTGCTGACATTACTGCCGATGAATATGAGGAACTCAAGGTTCTTCTAAATCTTGGTGCAGAAGTGCCAGACGAGGGTGAGGTCGAATGGAAAGACGAAGAAGCTGAACCCGACGAAATCCCCGAAGATGCAACTCTTGCCGAAGTTAAGACACGCTGCTTGGCTAAACTAAGCGACGATTGCCAGAACACCATTTATGCTGGTGTGGATGTGCAGATGTCTGATGGCTTGGTGCGTCATTTTGCTTTAGAGATTGAAGACCAATTAAATCTCTTGACTCTCTCCACTCTTATTGCGAGTGGGGAAACTTTAATCCCATACCACGCTTCTAACGAGCTGTGTACATACTACAGCGTTGAAGACATTTTGAAGATTACAGAAACCGCTACCGCTTTTAAGACTTATCACACATCGTATTACAACAGTCTTAAAAACTGGGTTCTGTCGATGAAGACTATTGCCGAAGTCGGTGCAGTGAAGTACGGAGATCCTATTCCTGCTGAATACTGTTCTGATGTTTTAATCGGTATGATCGAAACTATGAGTGCTGAGGGTGAGGCTGTTGAAGAAACTGATTAAACACCTACTACTATTTGTAGTCGGTGGCACAATCTATATCACCATTGAAGTACTATGGCGTAAGCTGATGGGTAGTCATCCTACCCATTGGTCTATGTTTATCTTAGGCGGACTATGCTTCATGCTTGTCGGCTGGATAAATGAGTTTCTATCTTGGAACACATCTATCTGGAAACAGTGTGCAATCGGCACAGCAATCATTTTAACTCTTGAGTTTATTTTTGGTTGCGTGTTGAACCTGTGGCTCGGTTTAGATGTATGGGATTACTCTAATTCACCATTCAATATTCTTGGTCAAGTTTGCTTACCATTTGCTGTCGCTTGGTACTTTTTAACGGCTTTGGCTATCTTTTTGGACGACTGGCTTAGGTACTGGCTATTTGATGAAGAAAAACCACACTACAATTGGCGCTTAAAGGAGTTTGGAAATGAGTGATGTTTTTAAGAGGAATGACGATTTGAAAGTAATCGTGCTTGCCAAAAGGCTGATTAAGCACACAATGAAGATTTCCAATAACGCAGATCGTTATCCAAAGAAAGCGCGTTTTACACTTGTTGACCCAATGCAAAAGATAGTTATTGAGATATATAAACTGTTGTTAAAAGCAAACTACCTAAACACGAACATCAAGTCTCAATTTGAGGAAAGACAACTCTGCCAGTCAGAAGCAGTCTATCATTGTGATGTGCTCTTGTTATACATAGAATTATCTCTCGACGAGAACTACATCAACGACAAGAGTTGTGAATATTGGGTAAGACAAGTTATGGAGGTTAAGAAGATGATCTTGGCGTGGAAAAACGCCGATTCAAAAAGGTCATCTTTTTGATATATTTTGGGGTATGCTTTGTTTATTTTGTGGCTTCGTTCTCCCAATGCCGACAATGCGTACAACGCTCGGTATGTAGATCGTGACGGTAATGACAACAACGCCAATGCGTATCACGGTATTATCGGTGTCCGTCCGGCTTCGGTGATTTGATTAGACTTAGTAAGCTTTAGGCTGAAAACAATATCTTCACTACCAAAGGAAAGCATATCCCATCCAAAAGTGCAACCAAAGTGTCATTCCAAAGTGCAACCGTTTTCGGTTGCTTTTTTAATATGCAACCTTATTTGGTTGCGTTTGCGGATAAATACAAGATCGCTGATGTCTGGTATCAAAGGTATGCCGGCTATACACAGCGAAGAATTAAAGGGGTATATGAATGTACGATAGTGTTTATAACTTTTCAAATATAAAACGAGCATTCTATAGTGCTCGACATAGGAAGTTAAATAATCCGTCCGCTAACAGATTTGAAATAAATATGTTAAGCGAATGTGTGCGTTTATCAGACGAGCTGAGGTACAAGAAATATACGACAGGGAAATCGACTAAGTTCAAGGTGTACTATCCCAAAGAACGAGATATTGAGTCGAGTACCTTTCAAGATAAAGTTGTGCAACATTCTTATTGCGATAATGTTCTCTATCCAACTATCTGCAATAGGCTCATTTATGATAATTTCGCATCACAATATGGGAAAGGCACTCGCTTTGGTCTGGATAGGTTGAAGCGCCAATTACGGCACTACTTCTTCTCCAACAAAGCAGAAGCTGAAAAATACAGAAAAGAAAACGGCTTACCGTTAGTGTCAGTTGAGGAAGGTCATTATGCTGACGGGTGGATTTTGAAGTGTGATATAAGAAAATTCTTCGCTCATATTGACCACGAAGCGGTAAAGGAAAAGTTAAAGAAACTATTTGTTGATACAGATATTAAATGGTTATCCGACACAATCATTGACTCCGTTAGCATAAGTGACGGTGTTGGATTACCCATTGGATATCAAAGCAGTCAATTATACGCTTTAGTTCTATTAAATGGGTTAGACCATCTCGTAAAAGAGAAATTGCACATTAAAGGGTATGGTAGGTATGTAGATGACTTCTATCTTATTCACAAAGACAAGAAGCATCTGCAAAAGTGTCTTGTAATTATACGAGACTACCTGTCAGAGTATGGTCTTGAACTCAACGAAAAGACACAGATATTTCCATTGAGAAACGGAATTGATTTTCTTGGGTTTCATACATACCTTACGGACACCGGCAAGGTGATTTGTAAGGTGCGGAAACGCAGCAAAGATAATATGAAGCGCAAGATGAAGAAGTACGCTAAAGACTATAAGACAGGCTTGATTTCTATTGAAAAGGCTCGCTTGTCTTATGGTGGATGGCGTGCGCACGCTTCTTATGGAAACACACATCATTTAATACAAGATATGGACAGGTACTACGAGAAACTCTTTGGAGAACCGTTTACCTATTAAATATCTTGCCAAGGTAAAGCTTAGCCTATTCGGGCTAAGCCTTTTTTATTAAAGGAGGTAACGATATGGCACTTAAAGATGTTTTGATGAATGTTGTCGGTGGACTTCTTGCTAAGAAGGACGACGAGGTTCGTAAGTCTGAAATCATCGACACAACTGACATCAGCAAAATTCCTAAAGAGATGCTTGAGGAGTTATCTAACGGGAAAGGAGACGATGACTAATGGCATTTACAAATAGCCCTCTTGTTGACTATACTCGAATTTCCCCTAACAGAACCAAAAATCGTAACCACGAGATTGACACCATCACAATCCATTGTGTTGTTGGTCAGTGTTCTGTAGAAACGCTTGGTGCAGTTTTTGCACCTACTTCTCGTCAGGCTTCTTCTAACTATGGCATCGGCTATGACGGTAAGATTGGTATGTATTGCGAAGAAAAAGACCGTTCTTGGTGTTCTTCTTCTGGTGCCAATGACCACCGTGCGATTACCATTGAAGTTGCCAGTGATACTTATAGTCCTTACAAGGTCAATGCTAAAGCTTATGCTGCACTTATTGACCTATGCACCGATATCTGTAAGCGTAACAACATTAAACAATTGAAATGGGAGGCTGACAAGACCTTGATTGGTCAGGTGGACAAGCAGAATATGACAGTTCACCGTTGGTTTGCTAACAAGTCTTGCCCCGGCGATTATTTATATAATCTGCACAGCCAGATTGCCAAGGAAATCAATGCTCGTCTCGGCATCAAAGTTGATGTTGTTGCTCCCGACCCTGTTATCGGCACAACCGCATTGGCTTTTGAAGCTGGCAAGGTTGTAAAAATTACTGGCACTAAATACTACGGCGGTAAAGCAGTTCCTTCTTGGGTTCTCAAGAAGAACTGGGTTGTTTACTCTGCCGCAGGCGACCGTGTTGTTGTCAATAAGAGTGAAGACGGCAAACACGCTATTATGAGTCCTTTTAAGGCTTGCGATCTTCAGCTCGTTCAGACAGTTGCTACTGCTCCTGCTCCTGCCGTAACCGGCACAGCAAGTACAGGCAATGCTGTTGACGAAAAGAAGATTTGGGATTACTTCTACGCTAAGCTTGGTAACGCTTATGGTGTTGCTGGCTTGATGGGTAATCTGTATGCAGAGTCTGGTTTGCGTTCTAATAACTTGCAGAACACTTACGAGAAGAAGCTTGGTTATGCGGACGCAGTTTATACCTCTGCCGTTGACAATGGTACTTATACCAACTTTGTCAAAGACTCCGCAGGCTATGGTTTGGCTCAGTGGACTTATTGGAGCCGTAAGCAGAAGTTGTTAGACTATGCGAAGGCACAGAAGAAATCTATCGGCGACTTCGATATGCAGTTGGATTTCTTATGGAAAGAACTAAGTGAGTCCTTCAAGACTGTTGTTAACACCCTAAAGGCTGCTACTTCTGTTCTTGAAGCGTCTAATGTGGTTCTCTTCAAGTTTGAGGCTCCTGCCGATCAGGGTGCTACTGTTCAGAAGAACCGCGCTGCTTTCGGTCAGAAGTACTACGATAAGTACGCTCCCAAGACCACGACTCCAACTACGCCGACTACACCTACCACTCCTGTTGTAACTCCTACAACTCCTGTTGTTTCTAAATTGAAGTTCAACACAGGCGACATTGTGCAGTTCGCAGGCGGTAAGCACTATACTTCCGCAGACGGTGCTGCTGGCTCTACTGTAAAGGCAAGTAAGGCAAAGGTTACTGCTGTTTCTAAGACAGGTAAACATCCTTATCACTGCCGTGCGGTTAATGATGCTGGTGCATTTATTAGCGGTGTATATGGCTGGGTAGATGCTTCTACTGTATCGGCAGTTAAGGCAACTCAGGCTCCTGTTACAACCGATGAAATCTATGTTGTCAAAAGTGGGGATACTTTGTCTGGCATTGCTTCTAAGTATGGCACTACATACCAAAAGCTTGCAGCTTACAATAACATCTCTAACCCAAATAAGATTTCTGTTGGACAGAAGATTAAAATTCCGAAGGGTTCTACTGCCCAAACTACTGTGGCTAAGCCTTGGACTCCCGCTGTTGGAGATATTGTAAATTACACAGGTAAGGTACATTATACAAGCGCTGGTGCTACTAAGGCTATCGCTTGTAAAGGCGGTAAAGCCAAAATTACTGCAATCTATCAGCTCGGCAAGAGCAAACACCCCTATCATTTAGTTGCTGTATCTGGTAGCGGTGCAACCGTCTATGGTTGGGTAGATGCAGGTACATTCACAAAAGCGTAAACACAAAAAACAGTGGCTCTTACACGGTGATGTAGGAGCCACTTATTAAATAATGGAGGATATATTATGGAACTATTCTTACAGGAATTTATTTCTACTTACGGCACAACCATTCTTTATTCAATCCTCACTGCTATCGCAGGCTATCTTGGCATTGTGATTAAAAATCTCTATACCAAATACATCAACGACAAGACCAAGCAGGATGTTGCAAAGACTGTTGTTAAGGCAGTTGAGCAGATGTATAAGGATCTGCACGGCGACGAGAAGCTCCAGAAGGCTCTGGAAGCGGCTTCTGATATGCTATTGACAAAAGGTATTACCATCAGTGATATCGAGCTCAGAATGCTTATTGAGGCTGCTGTGGCTGAGTTTAACGATGCATTTAATAAGACCGGCGCTACTACTGATGAAGCTGCCGACGAAACGCCTGTTGAACCCGAAGCAGAGGCAACAGCGTAAATTATTGGGGTGCTAAGCACCCCTCTGATTAAAGGCAGACACATCAATATAGGAAGGGTGGTAGTATGAAGTGATAAATTACATAGAGTTTTTGAAGCTACCAACTCAGATTGCTGTTGCGTTGGTGGGGGTGCTTCTTGTTCTCAATGTAATTGGCGAGCTTTTGGAATTTAAGGGGAAAATCGTTCCAGAGTTTATGAAGATCAGAAAATATTTCGCCAGAAAGAGAAATGAGAAAAAAGAGACGGCACAAACACTAAAAGAAGTACGACAATTACTCAGCGAAGTAAACGGTCATTATTCTGCTGACAACATCACAAAGCGTGATGCTTGGATGCAGTGGGTTAACGACAGGGCAAATGTCTATGACGATTCCATTGTTGAAATTAACTCTAAATTATCAGATGTAACTGACGCTCTGAAAGATAACTCAAAGTTAACTGAGGAAATGTTTATTCAGAGTAGCCGTGATCGCATCATTGATTTTGCGACAAAGGTTACAGACGATAATGTAATTGTTTCGAGAGAAGAATTCAACCGTATTTTCAAAGTATATGACAAGTACGAGAAATTCCTTGAGGAACGCGGTCTTACTAACGGTGAGATTGATATTGCTATTCATATGATTAGGGAGTCTTATGAACATCATATGAAAGAGCATACATTTCTTGAAGATGTGCGCGGATTCAGCAAATAAACATATTTAGCGGGCTATCATTGATTTGATAGACCCGCTATTTTTTTTTTGCGCTTAGGTGTGTATATGTCTCCATTAGTAGCATATCGGCAATAAGTGGTGTTTACTGCCGAAATGGTAAAAAAATAAGGGCTACAAGACCGAAGCCTCATAGCCCTTAGTAGGTTATTAAATGAATACTGAAATGTGTATGTCATTCCATTTGTGTATTCTGTGCCGTGTTGAATATGCGTAGAGATAAGCCTTGGCTTGACCTAAATCTATTGAGAACTCTTGAACCTTAACGAAATTACTTTTTCCTACTTTCGTTAATAGCAGCCTGGGCGGCGGCCAGACGGGCGATGGGC